GGCTAAGACCGCAGGTATTAAACTTGTGATGGACCTAGAGAAGACTCGTATAGACATGCTACAGAAGGCTGGTCTACTTGAGAACAAAGAACTCGCAGAAGAAATGCTAGAGATTGAACGCAAGCAGGATATCCTTGTTGGTATTCTTAGAGATATTGCAAGCGAGTATCCACAGGTACGAGACGAGATTATGCGTAGGCTTTCTCAAGTATCTAGGGAACAGGAAGTAATAACTATTGTCAATGTTCAATGAGTTCTTTGAGGTACTGAAAAGCAACGTCTTTGCTGAAGTTCCAGTAGACGTTAAAACATTTGTTGAGGGTGAAGACTATCTACAGCAACCACCACTATCACAAATTCAGTACGACATTGTAGAGGCTATGAGCCAAATCTACAAACTAGAAGAAGTCATTGAAATCATGGGGGATACAGAAGGTCGTAGATACTACAATAAGTATACTAAGAATGAAGTTATCCTACAACTTGGTAAGGGTTCTGGCAAGGACTTTGTTTCTACAGTGGCATGTTGCTACATCGTTTATAAACTACTTTGTCTTAAAGACCCTGCTCGCTACTTTGGTAAGCCAACAGGAGATGCCATCGATATTATCAACATCGCTATCAACGCACAACAGGCTAAGAACGTTTTCTTCAAAGGTTTTAAGAACAAGATTGAACGTTCCCCATGGTTTGCTGGAAAGTATTATGCAAAGGTAGATAGCATTGAGTTTAATAATGCTATTACTGTTTACTCTGGTCACTCTGAGCGTGAGTCTCACGAGGGTCTTAACCTTATCCTTGCAGTTCTCGATGAGATTTCTGGTTTTGCTAGTGAAAACACTAATGGCAATGACCAAGGCAAGACTGCTGACAACATCTATAAAGCCTTCCGTGCTTCCGTAGACTCTCGCTTCCCTGACCTTGGCAAGGTAGCCTTGCTGTCATTTCCTCGCTATCCTGGAGACTTTATCTCTACTAGATATGATGCAGTAATTGCAGACAAAGAAGTTGTAACAAAGAAACATAAGTTTATTATGAATCCAGAATTGCCAGAAGATACAGAAGGAAACACTCTGGAGATTGAGTGGGAAGAGGATAACATTCTGTCCTACAAGTTTCCTGGAATGTTCGCTATCAAAAGACCTACATGGGTCGTAAACCCTACTCGTAAAATTGATGACTTCAAGTTAGCATTCTACACAGACCTTGGAGATGCTATGATGCGTTTTGCTTGTGTGCCTACCTATGCTTCGGATGCATTCTTTAAGCAGCAGGACAAGGTTCGTGCAACCATGACTATCGTAAACCCTATCGATTCAAATAAAAGATTTATGGATTCTTTCAAACCAGACCCAGACAAAAAATATTTTGTCCATGCTGACCTTGCACAGAGACATGACAAGTGTGCTGTTGCTATTGCTCACGTTGAAAAGTGGGTAAATGTGCAGGTAGTTAAAGACTATGCCCAAGTAATGCCTATTGTAGTAGTAGATGCAGTAGTGTATTGGGAACCAAAGATTGAAGGTCCTGTCAACTTATCCGAAGTTAAGCAATGGATTCAAAACCTTAGAAGAATAGGCTTTGACATTGGCATGGTTTCTTTTGACCGCTGGCAATCCTTCGATATTCAAAATGAACTTAAGGCTGTTGGTATAAAGACTGAGACTGTATCTGTTGCCAAGAAGCACTACGAGGATATGGCTATGCTTGTTTATGAAGAACGCCTTGCTATGCCAGCCATAGACCTGCTGTTTGAAGAACTGACAGAGTTAAAGATTATGAGGGGTAATCGTGTAGACCACCCTAGAAAGTCTTCTAAGGACCTTGCAGATGCTGTTTGTGGTGCTATCTTTGGTGCTATCTCTCATACTGTTAAGGACAATAACCAGATGGTGGAGATACATACTTTCCGTGATAGAAAGCCAACAGAAGAAATGCACGAGTTTGATAAGCGTAATATAGTTGAACGCAACAGACCAGCAGACAAAGAACTAGAGTCATACTTAAAACAGTTTAACATAAACATAATGTAGTGGTATAATAGTCTTGTTGGGCACTTCCAACAAGGAGACTTAAAATTAAAAAACCCCATTTTATTTTAGCAATTATAACACTAGCACTCTCACCTATCCTTTTGGCACAGGCAGCATCTGCAGAAACAAGAGCAGAGTATGACGCAAAGATAGAGGTAGCAGAGGCTAAAGTTTCTGCTGCTCAGGCTAGGCTAACAGAGGCACAGAACTCTTTATCAGCAGCAGAGACTCTACAATCAGAAACTAACTTGGCTTTGTCTGAGGCACAAGGATTATTAGATAATAAAAACATTTCGGTAGCAGAAAAGTCTCAAGCAGTCGCTGACGCAAAATCTGCGGTAGACCAAGCAAGAGAAAACTATGATAACAACCTGATAGTAGTGCTACCAGAAAACACAGAGCCAACAGTTCCTGGATTAAAGGCAGACATCTACACATTTGACCGTAGTAACTATTATCCAGAACGTTCTACAACAGCCCACACATTCTGTAAAACAATTACAGTAGATAATATAGATAAGGATTGGGGTGGAGGAAATATGGAAGGCTGTGGAGAAGACTTCGTAATGATTAACTATACAGGCTTCATAACAGTTCCAGCAACAGACAACTACGAGTTCTTGGCTCAGGCAGATGATGGTTGGTACATGACAATTGGCAACACAGTTGTAAATGATAATTGGGTTCTTAAAGGTTGTGGTGGGTGGTGGAGCCAACCAATCGCACTCGAAGGTGGCAAGTCCTATCCTATTGACGCTTGGTTCTACGAGTATGGTGGTGGTGCTTGTAACCAACTACTCTATATAAATAGTCAGACATGGGCTACAGTTCCAGCAGAATGGTTCTCTCAAAATGAACAAACACCTGTGACATATATCAAAGACCCTGCTCTTTTAGTTCTTCTTGAACAAGCACAGCAAGTATATGACAACGCTGTCGCAGAGTATGAGCAAGCACAATTGGATTTGTCTAACGCTAATCTAGCATTAGTTATTTTACAGCAAAAACAAATTGAAAATCAAGGTAAAATAGATGTATCATTACAAAATATAATGACAGAACAGGAGGCACTGCGTGTCGCTCAACAGGAACTACAAGCCATTCCACCTTTCAGAGACCCAACACCTACACCTGAAAAGACCGAGGAACCTGTTAAAGAGCCAGAAGAGGTTGAGCCAGAACCGCTACCAGAGCCAGAGCCGCCAACAACCCCCGAAGTCAGTGAACCTGAGTTACCAGTAGATGTATCTACAGTAGACCCAACAACACTTTCAAATGAGCAAGTAGCAGAACTTGTATCTGTAGCAAATGAAATATTAAATAATTCAGAACAAGGCTCGCCAGAATATGAAGAAGCCCTAGATGCTTTGTTTGTTGCTGCTCAAGCAGACGATATCGTCCTGTCTGAAGAACTGGCAGCAATCCCAGGTGCAGAAGCACTTGTTGGAGCCATTAACTTTATTGGTAACGTTGGTGCAGACATGTCACCAAAGGTTAGAGAAGAATCTGAAAAAGTTGTTGTTACAGCCATTGTTGCTGTAGGTGCAGCAGTAAACGCAGCAACAGGTGCCGCTATGATGGCTGCTCCTGCTAGTGCTTCATCAAACATTATAAGGAGGAATACATGAAGAAATTTTTAAATGACATCGTTGGTCAAGCCTGGACTCTCCTCGGTATGTTTGTTGCCTGGTTAGTCCTAGAAGGCTCTGCCAAAGAAGTAGTTGGATATGCCATCGTAGGAACAAGCGTTCTTTGGGTAATTACATATCCATTAAGAAATCCAAAAGACAAGGAGGAAGACTAATGATTTTAAAGATTGCAAAGCGTATGCTTGCTCTATTTTTAGTAACTGCTTTGGCTACCATTGGTGCTGGTGCAGTAATCGGCATTGATGTAGTCCAGACTGCTATTTTGGCAGGTGTAATGGGTATCGCCAATGTGATTGAGGACCTATCTCGTGGGTATCTCAATGATGGTAAACTAACTAATGATGAAATTGACAAAGCATTTGTTGACAACATTCCAGCAAAAAAGTAGAGAAATAACTTGACAAACCCTTTTTGGTGCTTTATACTAGATATAGACCTGAAAGGGGTTTTTCTATGTCAATGACTTTTGACGAATGGTTGCAGTATGGTTTATCACAGGGCTGGAATGGTCCTGCTGTTTGTGTTATTCACGATGGAACGCCAACTACTGCAGAAGAAGATTGGGGTTTTGACCAAGGTGCAGACCCATGTATTCATATGATTAGACTTTATGAAGACGAAGCAACTAAGTTGGCTGTTCAGGAGAATCATCCTGCGTCTGTATGGCGAGCAACTAATGACGGTTACACTGTATAATTAAATAGTGATGGGCATTAACTCAGTTGGCAGAGTGTTCGACTGTTAATCGAAATGTCCCTGGTTCGAACCCAGGATGCCCAGCAAAGATTCTGTAACTCAGTTGGTTAGAGTGCCACCCTGTCACGGTGGAAGCCGCCAGTTCAAGTCTGGTCAGAATCGCCAAGCCACCTTAACTCAGCGGTAGAGTGCCATACTTGTAATATGGAGGTCAACAGTTCGAATCTGTTAGGTGGCTCCAAAGTCAATGGTATAATAGAAATACTATGACCCAAATCATAGAATACATCTTGAAAGGAAGTATTAATATGACAGAAAAAGTTGCAATTTATGTAGAACCATTCCCAAAGAATAAGCGTGGAGATGGCTTCAAGAACATGGCATCATACAGAACTAACCCACACCGTGGCGTTGACTGGTCCGTTGCTGGCGGTAGCAAGATTAAGGCTATCACAGGAGGAACAGTAATGGAAGTAGGAGAGACAAAGGTACTAGGACACTATCTAGTTCAGTCAACATATGACGGTCACTTCATTCTTTACGCACACTTCCAGGTTCCATCAACACTCAAGCAGGGTGACAAGGTAGAAGCAGGGAAGACAATCGTTGGTCTAGTTGGAACAACAGGTACCGCAAGTACTGGAAATCACCTACACGTTACATACGGTGTAAAGAGAAATCTAATTACTGCTGGTATGCCTGACCTCCGTGATTTGTTTGCGGTATTTGATGCAGCACCTAAGAAGAGTGTTGTATCTAAAGTTGCTACAGCAGTTAAGAAAGTTGTACCTACAAAGAAACCGTAGGTATCAAAAGGAAAATCATGCCAACATATAACTTTAAATGCCCAGACTGTGAGAAAACAGCACAAGAGGTAAGAACTTTTGACGAT